TCAGACGAAACAGCGGCGAAACCAGCCACCACAGTCTCAAAAATATCGCGAGGTATACTGGCAAACTCATCAGAAATAATATCGTTAGCACGCTGTCCACGAATTTTTTGTCCGTCCCCAAGTGGTAGACAAGTAACACGGGAATCATTAATGCGCATAACGCAGCGATCAACATCACGTCTAGGGCCAGAATTTCCATCGCATATGTCCCTTAGTATTGGTGAATTATTCCATATTGTCTCCATGTATTCAAAAAGAACTTTAGACTGTCTGAAAGCAGCACCAACCACAACCACCTTTCTTTCTGGTAGTAGTACAGCCCTTAACATGGAGTAAAGTGATAGCATGAACGACTTACCAAAACCACGGCTAGCTATAAGCATAGGAAACTTACGATTCCACAGTTCAGCTAGGATAAGAGCCTGTGATGGTAATAGATTGATATTAAAAATATTTTTGACTAGAAATGAGAAGTACTCTGGTCTAGTCATAAGCCAAGTGAGCTTTAAGTGAAAATCATCGTCAGAACTTTTGAGTAGCCCCATAGGGTTAAACAACTCACTTTCTAGCACATCAATATTTAGCCAAGCTTCGTCTATTTGCTTTAGTTTTTTATTCATTTATAAATTCCGTCAACAAACCCGTAGTACACAGCTTCATCTGCTGTCATATACCAGTCGCCGCCTCCTAGTTTTCTTTTTATGTATGCTTTAGTTTTAGATAAGTTGTTTCCACGCTCTTTAAAATACTCTCCAGTTTTTTGACATCTTTCTGCATATATGTCTATCATCTGTTGTGCTGTGTATTTTTCAAAGTCAGCAAGGTTTTGTGAGCTAAGGTAGTATCCGCTTATTTCACTACTACCCCAGTGGACCATAAAAGCAGAGTTATCTGTAACCAAGCGTCTATTAGCGGCTTGTATTATTACCGTACCCATAGAGCATAGTTGACCGTAACCAATAAAAGTAGTCTTACACTTACAGCTTTTGATTGCATCGTATATACCCATACCAGAATACCAACAACCACCTACGGTCTGCATGTGTATAGTTATAGGATCTCGACTTAAATTCTTTAGTATATTTATATTTTTAACAAAGTTCTGTAGCATCCTGTGGTCTACACCGCCAGTTTCCCCAGAGTCATCAAACTCGTTGATATAGATCTCTCTGTTTTTAACATCTATGTTATAGGAATGGATTTCTCCAACACTATCTCTTATGTTTGTCATCTTAATTGTCCTACAGTGTGTTTTTCATTGATTCTTTTTAATAGACTGCTAATCAAATCAAATGCACCTCTTTCGGAACCAGCAAATATAACATGAACGTCATAAAATACTGCAAACTCCATTAAACATCTCAACATATACTTACCAGTAATTTTAACTTTTCTTTTTAAATCCTTTGGTACATTTGCGCCTTCTGGAAACTTCATTAGATCTTCCATAGAAAATTCACAAACTATGTATTTATGTTCATAGTCTCTCATTCTTTCTATCTCATTCAGGAAAGCGTATTTACCTTTACCTAAATTAATTGCTAACTCTGAAGCGCTAGCCTTTCTTTCTATGCAAACTTTGTCTTCCATACCCAGTATGGAATAATCACCCGTGTCTAATTTTTTTTGAATCGTACCATTGCAGGTATTAAACTTTTTAAAAAAATAACCCTTTTGCTCTCTCGTATCTCTAACTACCGTGTACTGAGGAGCTTTTTTGTATTCAGCCATTTTTCTTCCTTAGTATGTCGCGAAATAATGTTTGATAGTGGTGTTCGTTTCCAGTCACTTCTTTGTGACAATTTCTGCAAAGTGTTATACCGTTATCAACATCGTATCTCAACATAGAGGCATTAGCCCACTTTTGTATGTGGTGTGCCTGTAGCGCTGTCTTTTTTTTACATCCCGGCATCTGGCAAGTAAAGTTATCTCTTTTGTATACTTGTATCCTCCATCTTTTGTAAACTGGATCGTCATAATTTCTTTTCATTAGCCGCCTCTACTTTTACTATTCTAATGTCATTCATGATACCTTTTACAAATTCTATAGATTCCACAGAATGATCTTTTTTTAACAGTTTTAGATTTAGCTTATGATATGCTTTATAACAAGCTCCGTCTGGATCTTCTGCCTCTACAAATATAACAGGGGCAGCACTATTGTAAGTTCCTAGATCAAATCTTTTTAATCTAGCTATTACATTTGTCATGTCCATTAAAACTTTATATATCTTCATTCTAGGTCATGTTTAACCATCATCTTGACAAGATCTTCAAAACTATGTCTAGGTGTCCAACCTAACTTTTCATTTGCTTTACTACAATCTCCACGTAAGTAATCTACTTCTGCTGGTCTGTAAAACTCTGGGTCTTGTACTACATAATTAGACCAATCTTTAATACCTATTTCGTTAAATGCAACGTCTAAAAACTCTCTGATTGTATGTGTTTCGCCAGTGCATATTACGTAATCATCTGGGCAGTCACGCTGAGTCATCATCCACATAGCCTCACAGTAGTCGCCTGCATATCCCCAATCTCTAAATGCGTCAAGATTACCTAGTCTTAGTTTTGGGTATGTTTTATCATTTACTATAATATTATCTTCGTCGAAATTTGGGTTTACCGCACCTATAGACAATGCCCACTTCTTAAATTCTCCAATCCACTTAGTAATTTTACGTGTTACAAATGTTTCGCCTCTACGTGGTCCTTCGTGATTAAATAATATACCAGCGCTTGCGTGTAGTCCATAACCCTCTCTATAGAGTCTAGTCATGTAGTGTGCGGCACACTTAGCTATAGCGTATGGGCTTTGTGGTAAAAACTTTGTTTCTTCGTTTTGATATTTCTCTACAGGTAGTTTGTCATCAAAATCACCGTTAGCGGGTCTTTCGTCATAGTTACTTCCAAACATTTCACTAGAACTTGCTTGGTAAAATCTAGTTTGTATCATATTTAGATCTACCATACTTTGTAGAATATTTAGACAACCCTTGCCAGTTATATCCCAAGTCAGTCCCGGTTGATTAAACGAGACCGCCACATGAGATTGTGCTGCTAAGTTGTAGACTTCATCTACTTTTTCGTGACATTTTAATATATTCATAACGCTAGATTGGTCCGTTATATCCCCTTCAAGCAATTTGAATCTAGGATTACTAATCAAATGAGAAATACGTTCCGTGTTTGGAGTGCTGGTACGTCTTGATACTCCGTAGACGTTATAATCTTTTGCAAGCAATAAGTCTGCAAGATGAGAGCCGTCCTGTCCTGTAACACCAAAAATTATAGCTGTCTTCATTTTGTTCCTTAGTCTTTTAGGGTATCTGCATTTAAAAACGGTTGATCGACCATTCCATCTTGATACTTATGATAGTCCGACAATCTTTCTCTTTCTTTTTCCATAGCAAGTTTCATCTTTTCCATCTCGATACCATACTTCTGCGTGACATCGGGATTGGTCATCAAAAAAGCAATCCAGCCCGTCAAGCTTTGCTTGCTATCTTCTAATCGTTTCACACGTTGCTCACGAGTCGCCTTCATTTCTTTGAGCATCGAGTTCTTCTTGGTTTGTAGTTCACGATAGTCTTTGTTCAGGGATTCCTGTGAGGCTTTCAGAGAGGACACCTGACGCTCCATGTTGAATACCATGTCTACATTTTGCTGATCAGGATCGCGCGCCCTCTCCTCGGCTATGAGAGCCTCTAGAGCCGATATCTGCTGAATGTTATCTTTGTTAAACTTCAGGCAGCGGTTCATGAGTAATTCTAATTTTATAAGATCAACAACTTGTAGTTCTTCCGTAGGTATAACGTCATCGCGAAATTGAGAGATGATGCGAGACCAATGGTATCTAAAGAGTTTAAGCTCATCGTCAGTAAATTGATTTTTAATTTCGGGCCAATATGCTCTGTTTTCGAGGTCAAATGCCGCTATCTCCTCGGCAGATGCGCCCTTACCAAACTTCTTCTTAATAAATTTCTCTACACTATCAGGATCTCTATCTAAATGTAAAGCAATATCAGTATGTGAGTCAGTCTTTATATGTTCTTCTATATATTGTATCTCTTCTTTGGAGAACCTACCCTTTTTCATAACCAAACTCCTGTGAGAGTTCCTGTATCTTTTCAATAATCTCCGTCTTCCTAGATTTAGGTATGTAAACATTTTCTAACATCTTTAGGTAGTCCATACGCATAGAGGCCGGTAAATTAATATCAATAAAGGAATTAAGTTCTTCGTTATCAATCTTCTCTTCAGTTAGTGAATAGGAAAACTCTTCTCTGGATCGCCGGTATTCATCAACAATAGAATCCTCGTAATCCAATTGTGCCGGTTGTAGAACCTTTATTCTGTCTTCGTTTGACTCACTAATGAAATAATTGTCTCTAACGAAGTTTTTGAGTCTGTTGGATAGATTCTTACTGATAAAGTTCTCTAACGGCCTTTTATTGTCATACCTTTCAAGGGCTTTTATACAAATAATGTAAGATTCTTGCTTTATATCATCTACTGTATATCCATAGAATGTATATTTAGGGGCTATCCTGTTTATAACGCGAGTAATTACCTCTAGTACTTGTTCTTCTGTCATATTTTCAGGTAATTTCATTTCTCACCCCACATTAACGAGCGCCATCGTTCCCCATCGTACCCTTCAAAACAATTGTCTACAGGATTAAATCTGATACTTCCAACGGCGGGTATCAAATTATCATCTACATATTCACTAAGAATTGACCATAGTTCGTATTTATCTATGGATTGTATAATATTATCTAGTCTTCCTAGTAATGTTTTGTCTTGTAGCTCTACAGAAAGAGGCTGATCAGGTTCAGAACAGCAAAGAACTGAGTTTGGATGAACAAACATGTCTTTGTAGTTGGTTGGAGTGCCTGTAGATACGAAGATACGGCATCCAGACGGGCATTTGAGTCGCTTGGGGCGCTTGCTATCTCCCTCTCCAGAGGAAGCTGACCAACTTTTTAGCACTTTGTCGCGGTGTAGACGGGCATTTCCTGCCGTTTTATAAATATATCCTACACCAAACTCTTGATAAATCGTGTTTGTATCTTCTATAATAAGTAGTTTATAGAAAAACGGAGAGTCATCTTGGTTTTTAAGATCATAATCACCAATATTCTCACCGACAAGCTGGAGGTCAGTGGTTTTGGGTATCGTCTTCGCTTCGCTCGATGCTAGCGTTGCCGTATTCATCTTCTTTTTCATTTAATAAGTCCTTCAAGGGTTTGTCCTCTTTCTCTAAGTCCGATTTTACCGCGCGAATTACCTCTGCGGTGGCCTTTGTTATCATCATGGATTTTATTTTTTTCATTTTCTGTTCTCCTTTACCTATAATACACTCGAAAAGCTATTTTTTCAAGAAAACTTGTGTATTTGGGGGCTTTTCTAAGAAAATGTAACTGTTTTTGTCTATAATAGGGTGGACAAAGAGTAATTTTTGTCTGGGAAAGTAGGATTTATAAAAATTATATAACGCTGTCACGTAAAAAATTTGTCCTGTTCGTGGCGCTTGGACGGCGAAAGAGCCAGATATAAAAATTTTATAAGGATTGCTAGGAATTGAGTCTAGGTATTACCCGTGCCTAGTACATTTGGCAGATTGAGGTTCCGGTAACGGAAGATTTAAGAAAGAATTTTCTAAGTCGTGAGTTGTCTAGCTCTCACCCACAGGATAAAAATCCAAGCAAGTGATCTGGTTTGTGGTTCTCTAGTTATTTTCTCAGTGCTGGGCCAAGCGCATACTTGCTTGGTAGAGTAAAAGCTAGGGGTTTAGATATATTTAATTAAGGTAAGCTATGTCAGTTGAATCACCATGTACTCGTCACTGCGGCCTAAATACTGACGGCATTTGTGTAGGATGCGGCAGAACGGTGCGCCAACTCAGAATTTGGAGTAATTGTGATGACGAAGAAAAACTCAAAATCAGAAAAGAAAGTAGTGAAAGGTTATCCAGTATGCAAAAATTGCGGGACGACGGTTTTCTTTCTGATACGTAAAAATCTATACAAATGTGTTCTATGCGCAGAAACTCAAAGCAAGTAGCTTGCAGTAGCATCTAATGTGGTGTACTTAATTAATCTTATTGTAAGGTAATGGATTAGGTGACACAACGCTAGAGCGTGAGCTTGTTTTGTATAGACCACCTTAACGTTTTAGCAGAGGACCGCTGGCTTTTTCTGCGAAGATAAAACCCCCCCTCGTTGACGTAAGTCTTTATGTAGCAACAACTTACGTCGATATACAAAAACTTTGCAAAAATTTCTAGAATTATTGCACACAGCTATTGACAAATGCCGATAAGTATGTATAATGGGAGACATAACAAACACAACACTTACTAAGGTAAACACAATGCAAACTAAGAACAG